GCATTATTTTCACCTTTCCACACATTTGGGTTGACTTTTAATAGTTAGTCTTTCTGCCCCCATTGTCGCATAAAAAAAGAGGGCTAACCCATCGGTTAGCCCTCAAAAACCCATCATTCGATTGCAGCGGCGATCTTGTCCTTTATCGCCCGTATACGGCGCTCTACCTTTTCCGTGCCGTACAGTTCCGTATCCGTCTGCATGGCGAAAGAGATTTGCAAAACGCTCATGCCCTTTGCCCGCAGTCGGAAGATTTTTAATTCTTCATCGGTAAAGCCGCAGTCCCGCTCAAACTGTTCGCGCAGCTCTCGCGGGAATTGCAGCTTATTCTTTGTCCCCGGCGTTGTTAAACTCCGTAGGATGCTCTCTGTCGTCATCGGCTACACTCTCCATATATGCGTTAAAAAGTGTCTCTGCGAGGCTTTCAGACGCCTCGACGCCATTGATGCGGCAGAACGTTTTTACGGATTCTTTCATTCCCGTAGTGTCGGTTTACAAAGCTTTAAATTTTCCGTCAGGCGGCTTTGAACTTGTCGTTCATTTCCTTAACGGCAGCTTCGAGGAGAACTTTAAGCTCGTCTTCCGTGGTCTTGATGCCTTTCTGTTCGAGCATGGAGGCAGCGACAGCCATGGCACGGGACAGCTTCTCGTCGCCGTGGATATCCTTATACACCTGTTCAATGTACGCAACGGTAGTTGCCGCTACCTTGCGCTTGGTATCGGTGTTGACGTACTTTTCGTACAGCTTCGCAGCGTAGGACGCGGCAATGCCGCAGATGGCGAGGATGATGTACTTGATGATTTCCAGGCCGTAGGTAGTGATGATTTCGTTCATGGTCTTTCCTCCTAAAATTATTTATTTTCGAGAATGCTGATACGGTTCTCGTGATCGGTCACGCGGTCGTCCAGCTCCTCATTTTCTTTTTTGCGGTGATTGATGCGTTCGTGGAGCTTCTTGTGTTCTTCCGTGTTGGATTTCTCCAGTTTGCCGTTTGCCTCTTTCAGCCCGTTTACAGCGTCGGTAAGTTTGACAATGTTCGCGTTGAGTTTCAAAATCGGCACAACAATGGCGGTTCCGAGTGCAATGAGCTCTGCGAGAGTGCGCACCATTTCCATTTCTGTCATTATTAAGCCCCCGTGATTCTGTTTACTTCGCCCTGCACGAGATCGTAAAACCACGCGCCGAGCTTCTGCTTTCGCTCCTCACCGTTGCCCCACTTCCCGTCAAGCACCTCCTGCGCCATCGCCGAGACGCTTACGCATTCCCCGTCTTTTTCGTAGGGGCGGGGTTCTGCTCCGCCCGCCGCGCCATCGTCAAAATACGAAAGCGGCACATACAAAATATCCAGATCCAGCGGGCTGCCCCGGTACTGCTGCATGACGCATTTCCCGGAGAGGTCGGGATAATGCACGCCGTCGTTCGCACCCCACGCGGCGATCCAGCGGTCGTACCCCGTCTCGCCGATGTGCGTATCAAACCAGCTCAGGCTGGCGTACACGCCGGTTTTGTTCCCGGCCTCTTCCATAGCCGCGCAGAACACCTTGCACATGGCGTTGACCGTCTCATTCTCCGGGAAACCGTTCTTTGCCTTGTAGGCGTCCGCGTCCTCCATGTCGAACCACACGCCGAGACGGGGCTTCCGGCCATTGAGGAAGCGCAGACACCGCTCCGCCTCCAATTTAGCCGTCTGCACATTCAGCGCATAGCTGTACCAGTAGATGCCCCACGGGATACCGAGCGCGTCGCATTTGGCAATGTTGCGCTCCGCCCATTTGTCGGCATTTCGGATACCGTAGCCGCCGCGGATGATGACAAAGCCATCCTTGTACGGCGTGAAATCGAAATCGCCCTGATGCTCGGAAACGTCTATACCGTTCATTTCCATGTTCCTCCTGCTTTGAATTTTGCCAGCGCATTTTTCCATGCGCCGCCCTTGCGGTACAGCGTCGCCTGCTTCCACGTCCCGCCGACCTTGAAATAAAGCGTCGAGCCGAGCAGCGCGGGGGCGGTGAATGTTACGGTTTGAACGGCGACTGCGGCACCCACGCCGCCAACCTTGACGGTGATATTTACACCCTCTCCGGCTTCACCGACGAAATAGAACGTCGTCGTGCCCTTTGATACGTCAAATGACGTGTCTGCCGTTCCGGCAACGCCGCCGATATCGCACCGGAGCGTCCATTTGTCTGGAGGGTAATATGTGCCGTATTCGCCGTTGCCGCTCGTAAGCTCTGCTTTAACGGCAAACTGTCTGCCGTTCAATCGGGCGATGTATAATTTTCCGGTAAGTCTCCAATGGTTTGCGGCTCCCGAAATGCTCTTTTCCTGCTCCCAAGCGCTGCCGCTCGGGAGCTCCGGCGCTGTCTGTGACCATGCCATACTCTCTTACCTCACTCCGAATACATGAGATAGATATCCCCGTCGCTGCCGAGCTCTGCGCCCGGCTCCGTCGTCCCGGCGTAAATGTGCCGCACCTGATCGGCGGAAAGCCCGAACTTCGTATAAGGGATGCCGTCGGCAAGCTGACCCGCGCCGACCGTCTTGTCCGCGATCTTCTCCGCCGTAACGACCTTGCTGCCGAGATTCACTGCGCCTACCGCGCCCGGCGCGATCTTCGATTCCGTTATCACACCGGTTCCGTCCGGCAGCATCTGTTTCCAGCCACCACCGACATCGTTTTGAACATACTGAATATAGAAGTTGCTATTCTGATCTACCATAAAGATAAACGCATAGTGCTTGTTTATCTGGGAAAGGCAGGCAACTCCTCGAAGAGAACTGTTGATCGCTTTTGCACCGTCCGGCACGTCCGTAGACGCTCGGTTCTGGTAGATCGTATAAATGCCCGGCTCGGTCAGTGCGTTGATCGCGTCAACCAGAGATGCGCCGCTGCCGACTTTGATTCCGTAGGGGTCTGCATGTGTGCCGTTGTGCAGCGGGTTAATGAACTTGTAGTCAAGTCCGGGGAAAATTATGCTTTGCAGAAAGCGCATCGCCGTTTGCGCCGCCGCTCCTGCAACAACGATGTTTCCGTTCCCGCTGTCCGTTGCGCTCACAGCACTGGCGATTGCCTCCGGTATCGTCGTGGCGTCCGAAGCGCTCACATGGATATCGTCGCCGGTTAACGTCACATTGCCGGATGCGTCCGGCGATTTCGTGTTCACTGTCACGACAGAGCCGGAGCCGTTCATGCCGTTATAGACGGAGAATGTGGTAAACTCTCCATTGTCGAACGTGATTTTGTATGTGTCCGTCGTGCCGGCGGCGTGCGTGCCGCTTTGCAGTGTGATGGACGCTATACCGTTGCCGTTCTTTACGTTGAACGTGGAGGTCGTTCCGTCCGTGAGCGTCACGGTGTAGGTATCCGTCAAGCCGCTCGTTCCGGTTTTGGCAATGCTCTTAATGGATGAGCCGTTTGTCACGGTAAAGTTGGTGCTTGTGTTATCCGAGAACGAAATCTTGTAAGTGTCCACGAGACCGGACGTGCTGATTTTCGCAACGCTCGTTATTGCCCGACCATCCGTTCCCTTGTCGCCCTTCGCGCCTGTCGCGCCGCGTACCGAAGTAGTCTGTACCTCCGTATCGTCAGACATGATGAACGTCAGGGTATAGTCATCGTTTAGGGTAATGCTCTTAATGCCGCCGTGCCCGTCAAGAGCCGTTGCAAGGTCGTTGATAAGCACCTGTCCTGTCAAGGACTTTGCCTGTCCCGCCTGCTCCATAACAAACAGGTCTGTCGTTGTTACGGTTGATGCTCTCGGAAGCTCGCCTACTGTTTTGTCCGCCAAGGATTAGCCCTCCTTCGTTTCCGCTGCAATCAATTTCTCGATAAGCAACTTGATGTAAACGAGCTTCTCGAAATTCTCCCATCCATCGACGCGGAGAGTACCGAGAAGCTCCTTGATTTTGTTCAGTTCTTCCATGCTTAAACCTCGCTCGCATACTTCTGCCGCAGCGCCGCACGCTGTCCGCCGGTTTCGTTGACGAGATATTCAAACTTGGTATAGTGCTCGAATACCGTCTCTTCTCCGTTTGCGGCTACATAGCGGATTTTTGCCGTTTTCTTATCATCTCCGAAAATCGCCGCCGCTTCCACGAATGAAAGGCCAGTCAGCGTGACATACAGCAGTCCAACAGTCGCAAGGCCGCAGAACGCGCACGGGTATTCGCTTCCGTCAAGAAAAATGATTTTGTCCATATAGACCTCCTAAATGTAAGAAAGGCATTTAATTTGCACCGTTTGTGGTACTGCAGTGCTGAACGTTTGCGTCTGCATAACAACCGTTCTTCCGAACAAACGGAAGGAATTCGTGTCGGCAAAAGAACCGCTACTTGCATTCATCGCGCTTGCGATTGCCGCCCCGCCGAACACGTCCCCGGCAAAATACCCGTTTGCGACGCCGCCGTTTAAGTATCCATTGGTATTCGCCGTCGTGATTGTTCCAGACCCTATCTGGCTGCCTTGTATTGTTCCTGCGTCACCGCCCGTCTGTATCCGGTTGGCATAGACATTTCCGGTAAACGTTCCGTCCGTTGCGTATAGTTGGCCGTAGCTGTTTACGCGGAATTTGCCGCCGCCGAGGGCGATGCCATCTGTCCCGATGTACACGCCATCCACTGTCCCGTACAGCTCCGACAACTTGTTATAGATGGCGTTCTGTGTGATGGTAAACCCGCTGTCTTTGCTTCCGATGAACCCGGATGTTGCCGTTATCTTGCCGGTGATGTCTACGCCGTCTTTCGTTGCCCTGAACACTTCCTGCCCGGAACTTTCCAGAACAAAGCCGTCCGCCGTCAGCGACCAACCAAAAGAGGCGGAATTGCCGCCGGTCTGCGTCACTCTCGCGGCGATCTCCTGTGCGTGCAGTTCCAAAGCCGCCCGCATTTCCGTTTCGCTCGCTTCTCTTGCCGTGACCTCCGCCTGAATGCTCGCGGCATTAACTCTAAGGCTTGCCCGCGTCTCGGCAAACTGCCGGGTGGTCTTCCGGTCGGTCGGGGATTTGTAGGGGTACTCATGGTCAACAGCATTCTCCTGCGGCGCGGAGATGCGCGCCGCCATCAGCGTTGAGAAATTGGTCTCATTGACATAGATGCCGGAGAAAACACCGTTGATGGTAACGCCGTCACCAAGCTCCGCCGCAGGATCAAGCGTCGCCCATTCCGTGTCATACGGTCGATAGACAAACTCCCCGATGCTCTCTAAGATGTCGTTAGCCATCTGTTGAGAACCCCACGGGCAGTCAAGCTCTAAGACATTATCGCCCGTTCCGGCCTCGTAGCAGGAATCATCGTCAACGTTGATGCGGACTTTGGTGTATTTCGGCAGTTCCGGCGTTGAAGTGTATCCCTTTGCGCTCCTCCCAATAAAAACCGATTCAGACAAGGATCCTGTCACCTCCGAACGTGAGGACATACCCGGCAGTATCCACGAGATAGTGTGTCTCGATGCCGATCTCATTCAGCCGGACAAGACGGAGTTTCCCGTAGTCCGACATGATGAAATTTCCCGCGTACATTGCCGCGATATATCCGAGGATTTCCCTCATAGCGTATCCTCCGGGATACTGCACCGGATACCCACGCTGCATGATGTCAAACGTGCGTGGATCGACATCCACGCCCATATGCCCGGCAATAAGGCTTACAACGTCAATGTCCGTTTTGGGCCATTCGCCGATGTCCCCATTCACAGGAAAATCGTTCTCGGCCTTTAACATTGCGTCGTATCCGTGGAATACGATCTCGTCCGTGCTCTCCCCGTCGGAGCGCGTATCGATATAAAACACGCCCTTTGGTAGCCATTCGCTTTCCTTCGTGTCATTCACGGCACGGATAAACGGCTTGATGGAGGACATTCTCTTGATCGTCGCCGTCGGCTTTACCATCGTGACATCGATTTCCGCGGCTACACAGCACCCGACCATCGGCTTATCGTCCGTGAAAAGGTGCTGCGTGGTCTTGATCTCTTTGAGCATGTTCCCGCCATAGCCGCCGGAATCGGAATCGTAATAAATCCTCGTCCCGCCAAACGTGATATAATCGGCATGCTCATCGATCAAATAAAACTCGTCGCCGATGACGAGCTTGGTCTCGAACCAATGCGTACCGGCGACGATTTCCTTGTATATTGCGCTTGTGTTCTGCATGGCTATCTCTCCACAAGAGCGAGCGCATCAATGTTCCAGCGTTCTTTCCCATCACCGAAAGATGTATCGACCGTAGCCTTGCCGGTGCTGTTGTACATCGTCGTGACTTGCGTACCCTTTAACCACGGGTTCGTGTAGGTGACTTCGACGTACTCCGGCATAAGCGCCGGTAGAACGATCTCGGCGTCTTTGGTGTACAGGGGCTTAAACGTTGCATCGATGCGGAATTTCGTTGCGATCCGCGCCCGGTGCATGGTGTAATCCATCGTGCGCCCCGCGTCCGAGCTATCGCCGTCCTCTCTGGTCACGGTGTACCCGCCGCCGTCAAGATACGGAAGCATATCAACGCCGTTGACAATCAGTTTCATTTGCCGCGCCCCCTGTTCCGTTCCTCGGCGTAGGTGTACATGATCTCACCGACCTTGCGCTTATCAAGGTAGACGTCGCTCGGTTTGATTTGTTCGTTGCCACGCGCCGTTAAACGGTCGAGAAGCGCGTCTAGCTTACTTTCCAACTCTGGGGATATACCATACCCATACCCAGAGGAAAACGCATTAGGCGGCACTACACCGCCCATAGCAACGGCGGGCATTTTCATGCTCAAACCGGCGAACTTATCCGTCATACGGTCAACGATGCCGTCCGCGACCATCGACACCCACTGCGTGTTTCTCTCAAGCGGAATGACGGCCTCCGAGCCGTCTTCACCGGCAATAAACGGAGTGCCCTTTTTGACGATGCCGCCCTTGGCGAGACGCGGAATAGATACAGAGCTTGCACGCCAGTTTATACCGCCGCCGCCGAAGAATTGCAAAACGCTGCTGAACGCCCCGACGAGGTTATTGAACATCGTAATAACGCCGTTAACAAACGCTTCCACAGTGCCAAGGATACTGTTGATAAGTGAAGCGCCCCAGCGTTTTATTTCAACCCATACGTCGATCCACGCGCTCTTGATCTTGTCAAGCGCCGCCGACCAATCGCCGGTGGCGAAACCGTATACAACAGCGGCCAGCGTTTCAAAGATAGCCTTTATAAGTGACAATGCCGTGCGAATAGCGCCGACGATATTGTTAAAAGAATACTGAACGACGCCGTAAAGCAGAATGAATATTTGCGAAAGGACGTTGCCCTTTTCGGAAAGCGTTTTCAGCGCATTGTCGAACCACCCATTGACTATGCCGCTGATCTTGTCGAAAAACGCTGTGATGTCATCCCACCACCCGGACAGGAATGAACCGAGAGCAAGGAACGCTCCGATTGCAAGCGGTATCCATGATCCGGTGAGAAGGGCAAGACCGATACCGATTTTAAGAAACCCGGTTGACATCTCTACGCACATGTCTTTCGTAAGGCTTCCGGTGTTGATGAAATTTTTAAAAGCATCAATCAAATCCAGAGTGCCGAAAAGAACCAGCGCAATGCTCGCGGCAGTTTTCCCGAACGCAAGCCCAATAGCAAGTGCCGCTATCCCCTCCAACAGGTTTTTGATAAGCCCGAGGTTGTTCTTGATCTTGTCGCTGATCGCTACATCTTCGTACTTAATTCCGCTGCCGGAACCGCCCCCGCCGCCGCCGGAGGACGAATCCTGCGCAATGGTCAGCGTATCAATGCCCATGAGCTGCTTTTTCAGTTCCTTTGCCGCACCAGCGCCGGAGGATAGATTATCGCTCAACTTTCCCGTGTTGGTTATGGCCCGCTTGAATGTGCTTTTCCCACTAAGAGCCGCAAAGAACGCCGCGATAGCGTCAACAGCCTTTGTGATCCAGCCAATGAGCGTCTGCAATACCGGGATAACCGCAGTAAGAATTGGGGCGAACGCCGCACCCCATGACGCCTTTAGCCCCTGTAAAGACGCTTTCAGTTCGTTAATGCTTTTCTTCGTCTCAGGGTCGTTCTCGGCATAAGCCTTTACCGCTTCAATGGTGTATTGCTTTAGCTTTCGGAAAAGAACGAACAGCGAGCGGATACCAATGCCATATTTGAGCAGATTCTTCATGCCGCTTTTGATGGACTGCTGCGCACCTTCCATCGCGGCCTTGATGTCAGCGCCTTTGGACGCATCGGTGATTGTTTGCGTCAGCTCCCCGGCTCTTTTTTTCTGTTCTTCCAGCTCCGCCGTCTGCTGTTTCAGTTTGTCAACGATTTTCGCGTCCTGCGCTTCAAGCCTCTGTGCGGCTTTCTCTTTCTCCGCGAGAATCTTTTCCTGCTCGGAAAGCTGCGCTTTGATTTCCGCCTGCCGCTGGGTCTCTTCGATCCATGTCTGCGGATCAGCGTTGGCGTTAATTGCGGTTTTGGCCTCACTCTCGGCAAGGGAGAATTTTAGCTTTTCGACCTTATCATAAGCCTGTGCCGCCTCGTCCTGCGCCTGTTTGAGCTGTTCAACGATGGGTGCGCGTTTCGCCTCGCCGCTCTCCATGTTCTTTTTGAGCCTGTCCATGTCGCGTTGGAGCTTGTCCAATTCTTTGGCGGCTTGCCCGGCGTCGATTTCTACCGGGAATCTAAGTTCTGTCGCCATCGCATCACGTCCATTTCTTCAACATTTCTTCGTCCTCCGCCGTGTACTTCGTCGGGAGCGTTACCAAGTCCCGATTTTGCCGCAGCCATTCCCGCTCGTATTTTTCGAGCTTTTTGCCTTTGGCAAGTTTCGAGCGCAGCGACACGATCTGCGAGAATGCGCAGTCCCCGCCGATCTCCATATACGCGCCCATGAACGTCCACCAGTGGAGATATTCGACCGAGCGGCATTCGTAGCCGAGAACACGGTTGACCGGCGCGACGATATAAGGGAAGTCCTTTTCCCAGTCCACAAGACGGGCTGATTTCTTCCCGTGCGGCTGTCCGAGGTCGATAAACCAGAAACACTTCTCCAATGCTTCTGAATAGTCCGTCAGTGTTTCCCAATCGGGGAAAATCGTCTGTATTGTCGCCTCCGCCTTGTCTTTATCGGAAAAATCAGGGTCATTCAAGACCTCTATGAGATCGAGAATAACCCTGTAGTCCGAGCGTATCGCATGGTCTGCACCACCGACGGAAAGCGACACCGGCAGGGAGTAGATCATTTCTTGAATTTTGCGAGATACTTTTGCAGCTTCGGATTCGTCTTTTTCTTTTCCGCCGTAAAGGTATCGTTCATGTTGTCGATGAGGCAGAGCATCAGGTTGCACCACACGGGCAGACCATCCGCCATCGCATAGGTGTTCATCGTGCCATACAGGGGAGTGCAAACATCAAAGCCAAAAAGCCCGTTGATAAGCTCTCTCATTTCCCCGTCCATCGCGCGGGCGGCAGCAAAGATTTTCTTCGCGTCGTTCTCCCCAGCGAGCATCGCCTGGTATTTGTCCTGCTGCTTATCCATCGCGTCAAACGCATTAAAAACGCGCTCAATAAAGTCAATGTCGGTGAGGTTGAGCAACACCGTCACCTTTCCGTTGATGGAGATTTCCTGCACTCCGGTATCATGTCTAAGTTCAAGCATTGCTTAACCTCCCAAAAATTAGGTCTCCGGCGTAAACTCGATAGCGCCGCTGGTGCCCTTCGTGGCCGTGCCCTTCGTGCGCTTGCCGCCGTAGGTCACATTGATGGGCATTCCGACGCTGCCGCCGCCCTCGCCGCCGAGACCAGTGACCTCGACCATGCAGGATTCATAGCGCTCGGCAAATCCAGCGTAAGTGTGGACGATGAGCATGTCCATAGCCGCAAGCGCCATCGCGTCCTGATCGACAACGGCAAGCTTCCAAATCTTCTGCTGCGCCGCGTCGCCGCTGTCCAGCTCGCACGGCTCGAAAGACTGCGTAATGACAGGCTTCTTCATCGTGCCGTAGGTGTCGCCGAGAATGTCTTTCTTACTCTCGGTAGACCAGTCGTATTCCTCGGAGCTGTCCTCTACGCGCTTGCCGATCACCGACCAAACAGGAGCGGAACTCGTGCCGGTGTTCAGATAAGCGAGAAGCAGCTCACGCGCCACAGTCTGACCAGCAGTAGTGGTAAACGTGTATTCAGCCATTCGTTAAATCACCTCGTAAATTAAAGTTAAGAGGATTTGATGATCCTCTATGTCCCCTTCGTATCTGGCAAAAAGAGCCGCCGCCGTATCGCGTTTGACTTTGCGCACGCGGATACCGTCCGCAATCGTCAGGCTATCCGCGTTCGCCTCCGCCCACGCGCCGTATGCATCCAACACCTCGTCCGCGCTCATTCTCTCGTCGGCGTTCTTCGCCGGGACGCGATAAATGATTTTGAATTGATACTGCGCCTGATACGATCCGTCGATAAACTGCTTGGTTTTGTACGCCGCCTGAATGGTGGAAATGCATAAACCGCTTTTCTCGCCCAGCCATTCAAAGTCGAGCTTGGAAAGCGGTTTATCTAGATACGCATTCAACCATTGCCGTACGGCGCGGCTCACGTCTGCATTTTCTTCCGCAGACACTAAGGTTTTAGGTTTCTGTTCATCCAAGGGACGAGATCACCGCCTTTTCTGCGACACGCGCCCACTTGTCGCCGTTTTTCTTGTAAGATGCGTCCATCCAATGGGATTGAGCTTGCGGGTGCATGTCCGTCGTAAAAACAAGGTCTTTCGCCGTCGGAGTGAGCGTTGCACCCTTGTGCCAGCGCAATCCTACATCCGGTATGTTCATTGGGCCTTTACCAGTGGCGGCGTCAACCATGACTTTGCCTTCGTACAGATAGCGGGCTTGGTCGCCGGTATAAACGATCTCGTTGCCGTCCGTCCGCGCCATGTTGGAGAAAACGCCCGTCAGCGCAGGGACAAAGGGAATCGTGTCTTTCAGCGCTTGCGTTGCAACAACGATCTCCGCCGCTTTACAGGCAGATTTGAAGTTTTCACCGCTCACAGTTTTTATCTTTAGCGTGATTCTCATTTGCCACCGACCTGCCAATGCATCATGTCGCCGCCGAAATCACGGACATCAACCGTGCTCACGTCAAACGCATAGTCGTATTTCTCTTGCAGCTGCGCAAGGCTCATCATTTCGGAGACCTCGCCTTTGACAAAGTAGGTGGACGTGGAATTGCTATGCCCGCCGCTGTCCAGTGTCCACAATCCCTGTTGATCCGCCGCCGCATAGAACGCTTTTGGCTCGACATACGTTTTCTTGTCGCCGGTCGTGCTGACCGCATCAACGGAAAATGGGATGTAAAGCGTGGCGGCATCAGCGTCGGCAAGACCCGTCTTTGCAACGTTCGTTCCCTTGGACACGTCAAGCAGCACACCACGCAGGATGGTAATGCTGTTGTGCATCTTTAGGTCATCGTCCTCATAGGAGTTAAAGACCGTGACAACATGTGGAAACACAGCGTCTACCCCCTCTGTACAAAAGCCCCGTCCACGCAAGATAATCCATAGCGATATCTTCCAGCGTTTTCCGGGCGGCTTCCGCCGTCTCCGTTCCGCTTGCGTATGTTTTGCTCCACGCGCCTACGGTCTGGCTCTTGACCTCGCCGCCGCTCATGCTCTGCGCTTTGGCGTTCTCGATGATCTGATACTGTTCCGCCAGCGCACAGCAGCACATAGCAAGCGCGTTGTCATCGTCCGGGTAATCCTTCGCCTTGCCCATGGTGTAATAGTCGATGAAGGAGCTTGCCCGCGTTGCTGCACGGGCAAACTCCTGTTCCGTCAGGGCGCTGCCGAGATAAGTATCGGTGTAAAACGTGTATGTTGCGTACATCTGCGCCCCTCCGGTTTATCAGCCCACGGTAACGGCAGCCGTGCCGGACTTCGTGCCGTCCTGCTTGGAAGTCGCGGTAACGGTCAGCGCAGTATTCGTCTCGTTGGAGGCGATAGTCAGCGTGCCGTTATCGTCGATCTTCGTTCCAGCCTTAACAGCAGTCGTGCCGGAAACGCTCCACAGCACGCCGTTAGACACCGCACCCTCGCCGGTCACAGCGGCGGCAAACGCCTTGCTCGCGCCCTTAGCAACGGTAGCGGTTGCCGGGGTAACGGTAACGGTGTTGACCGTACCGGCGGGAGCGTACACCGCGAACGGGCAGTACTTCGACAGGGTATCGTTGTACGCCGTCTTCGGGTTCGGGATTTCCCAGCCGAGACGCATAACCGCACGCAGCGCGACCATGTCATTCTGCATGAGGTTGTAAACGATGGAGTTGTCGGAAGGATCCTGCACAACGCCCTGATCGAAAATCTTGAACGTGATGTCCTGACGGATGGAGTACACCAGCTCCGACCAGTCACCGGCAAACATAAGCGCCTTGGCAGTGTCAAAAGCGCCATTGCGCGGGAAGTACATAGGAGAGCCGTCCAGCGCATAAGGCGTCGCGCCCTGCATATCGGTTTTGAAGATGGGATTGCCGTTCAGGTCTTTCAGACCGCGCAGCTTCGCGCGCATCTGGATAGCGGACATAATGCCGTTGACGAGATAGCCGCTCTCTTCGACCTTGGCGATCACGCCGCCCTCGGCGAGAAGGTCATCATAGATGTACGGCGTCGCAGCTACGACGGAACCAGCCTTCGTGCAAGTCTCAAGGACGCTATCGCGCCAAGAGGTGGGCTTGTTCGTGCCGAACAGGATCGCGCCGTCAATGACCTTACCGAACGCCTCGACCAGACGCGGGCGGACTTCGCCCCAGATGTCATAATCAGCATCGTCAAGCACCGCCTCGGGAATGGGGACGATAACGGCGATCTCTTCGGCATAGATTTTCTTCTTGTCCCACTTCATCTTGGTGGTCTGCTTCATGCCGGTATCGCCGTTCACGAAGTAGGCAGTGGGAAGCATGTCCAGAACGTTCATCGTCTGGGTCTTGCTCGTCATGTTGGGGAGACGGCGGCCCATCTGGAGGACGGCGCTGCCCTCGGTCACACCCTTAATGATCTCACGAGTGACAGGTTCCGGAATAAGCCCGGAAAGGTCAGTTCTGTTTACAATGTTAGTAGCCATATTAGTCATGTTTACCTCACAATTCTCATTTAAATTTGCCCCGAATAAGGGCGTTCATAGCGTCGTTCGTGCCATTAGCACTGTTGGCGCTGTTGCCGACGTGCGCGGACATATCCACACGCACGGAGGCGGGTTTGCGATCTTTCAGAAACTCGTCGGCTGCCTTTTCAAAGCTCACCGTGTCCGTCACTTTCTGCCCGATCTTAAAGCAGTAAAATTCCAGCTCATCAGCCGAAACGCCCTTTGCGGTCAGATACTTTTCCCGCTCAAACTGCGTTACCTTCGCTTCTGCTGCAAGCCGCGCCGCCTTTTCGTTGTCGCGCTCTTTCTCGATTCCCTTGAGCTTGTCCGCTTCGCTCTGCTGATTGGCTTTCCAAGCCTTATAAGCGTTCATTTCTTCCTCGGTGGGCATTCCTTTTGTTGCCCGCGCGAGACGCTTTGCAACGATATTGTCTACCTCGGCTTGTGTAAAAGTAGCCTCGTTCCCGCCCTCGGCGGTGTTGGGATTGGTATTCGGTTCTGCCATGATGATTCCTCCGTTTTCCGCCCGTCGGCGTATTCCGTTTATGCCCGTCGGCAAACAAAAAAGGAACGGGCGTAAAACTCGTTCCTTGAATGTTTTAAATTTCGGCTCGTGCGGGCGTTCCCTCCCGCGTCAACCGAGCCGGGCCAAACGCCCGGTGCCACAGCGAGCGAACCCGCCGTGCGCTCTTGCACGATTTAATGACGCCTTAGTTGGCAGCGCGAGCTGGGGTTGAACCAACATCGACAGGATCAAAGCCTGTTGTGTTACCGTTGCACCATCGCGCTATAAACGCATGGCCGCTGTTGAGCAGTAGCGGCGCGGTATTTGTATCCCCTCCGCAGGGGCAAGACAGAGGGAAAGGAAGAAACCTCTGCCGAAGCTGGACCGTTATTTCTGTACCCGCCACAAGGTCAGGCGGCGCTCTCTGTTATGCTTTTAAAGAAGGATCCCATTTTCGTGACCTCACGAAAATGTTCATAGAAAAAGCACCGTGTGTTTACACGATGCTTTTGAACATATCAAATTCTTCGTAAGTCAGTTCCGTGAATTCTTTCCCTGTCTCTCTGCAATATTCTCGAATCCGCTTGAAATTATAGCCCGGCGAGCTGTCGGGAAACGGATCAGTCAGAGCGCCGTAATTGTCAAGAGGATTCTCCGCCATAGTATCTGTCATATAGTTTTTTCGCGCTCCTTTCTTCGATGGCCATAATTCTAAGTCTTGGGTTAATGAGCGTTGCGCCGAGCGATTCTTGATAATGCTTAATCAAATCCGACTTGGCAGTAAAGTATACATATCCGTCAAAACCTTGTTTGAAGCTCTCCCGAACAGCCTCTGCAAACAAATGGCCGCCTACACCAGAATACTCCTTACTTAGAAATGCAGGGTTGTGCGGGTTGTTAAACGGAGCAGCTTCAACTATATCAATCTTTACGGCATAATTGTTTGGATCCGGCTTTAAGGCAATTAAACCCTGTATACGGTTATCTCCATCCGCTTTAATTCCGCGAATTGTATACCCGTTCTTACGCGGAATCGTCCAGTCAAACTCCCAGTCCTTAAAATCGCGTTTTGTTGGAATAACCTCAACGACGGTGGTGTTTACAAGTTGTCCGTCATTCATTCTTTTAAGGCAAGGGGTAAGCTCGTCAACCTCGATTTTAATTATACCATTTTCAGGCTGTTTTGCAATATTTTTTGCAGCTTTCTGCGCTTCCCGTGCTTCTTTCGGCCCGAACTCCGCAATGTTCCCGCGCTCGTACTGTGGCCGCAATCCTGCCGCCTTGCTGAACGCCTCATATTCCTCATTTAGACGACGATACCGTACAGCCTTTGTGGTATATTCCTCATCATCTCCGCGCCCTTTGGCGGCTATCAGCTCGCGTTTAACTTTACGCAGGGACGCTTCAACCTGTCTCTGCTTTTGTGTCGCCTCGTAAAAGGTGTATTGCTTTCCCTCAAACTCAAAAGGCGGCGGGTCGATGTTCTCTAATTCCTCATCAGTATATGTCCGCTCGGAAACGCCCTCGATCCAGATGTGGTACATATGGCGGCAGTTAGCGCCGCACAAGCCGTCCACCTCGTCAAGACCGCAGACCGCGTATATAGACGGGTAAATATCGCCGGTACGGACGGAATAAACGCGCCCCTGCCATTTCTTGTGGCTCGCCCATGGCGTTTTACCCTCTCCGTCACGCGCTCCGCGGTGCGCCGTAACCTCTCTGTATGGCGTGTCAAGCAACGTCGCCGTCTGCTCGGTGTACTGCCGGGAAAGCTGTGTAACGCCCGTCATAACAGCTCTGCGGGCTGCAACATCAACGCGGTTGTGCCAGCCGCTTTCATAATCGACGTACTGCAAGCCGCTGTCCGTCAGCATCTTCGTTGCGTCGCGGATCGCCACGCTATAGCTCTGTCCGCTCTCCACGCGCATCAATGCATCGTCAAGAACACGCTGGTACGTCTTGCCTATGTCATCGACTTTTACCGTGCCGTCCGGCGCTCTGTACGCAAAGCCCATGCTGCGGGTAATATTCGTCAGCTCTCCGAGCGTCTGCATCTCAATGGCGTTGATTTCCTGCATGAACAGGCCGGCATTGAAGTTGTTTTCGCCGAGAATGAGGTTGTCGTCGATCAGCGTATCAAAATACTGCTGGTTTCGTTGAACGGCCTTGTTCCATACGGTGTCAAACTCGCTCTGCGTGAGCTTTAGGGTCTTTCGGATATACTCGTTGATTTTTTTGTAATCATATCCCCGCCGCTGTAAAGACCGTATATGCTCTATCGCCGTCTCCGTCATTTCTCCGGTCATGGCTACACGGGAGCATATATCCTCAAGGATTTGTTCTTCTAAGCGCTGATAGAGCCGCATAAGTGGCAGGGGCAGGGAGTACATGAACTCCGGCGTGATCGGGTATTTCATTCATTTTCGCCCGATACAAGGCTCTCCATCTTCGGCAAGGCGGCTTTCGCTGTCGCCTCGTCCTCGTTCATATAACGCATACGAAACTCATACGGCTGCATGATCCCCATCTGCACCATACGCGCATCTCGGTTGAACTCCGATTCCTTGTCCTCGATGATGGAATCGTCAAAGTCAACCGTGATCTCAACGTCCTCGTTTAGCCCGGCGTTCATATAAGCATTGCCCATTCGGAGAAGAACGCGGCACAGCTCAATGAGAACGCTTTCAAGGATGATCTCGTGCTTTTTGATAGTGCGGAACATCTCGCTGTTTTCGCTGATAATTTGCGTCGCCGTGGAGACGTTGCCGTTGTCGTATTTGTAATGGTTCTCGCCGAATCCGCACTTGCTCGACAGAAGATTTAGCATATCCTGAATACCGGCGTTGTGTTCAGCCGTGCGGAGGTTCATATTGATCTCTTTTATGATATCGCCGTCCTGCCCGTCGGCGGGAAGAACATAAAAAACAACGTCGCTTGTATCGAAGAGCGGCTCGCCCGTGTGAAAATTCTTTGTTGCCTGCGGTTTTATCATGACGCGCTTCTTGCCAAGCTGGAACTCGTTCACATAGCTGTCGTATGTCAGGTCAACGCCCTTTAGCTGATCTATGGCATTGGCAAACACCGAAATGCCCATCGGTAGGGTTGCATCAACGTTATTGACGATGTTCAGCCGGTCAATGACGAACATACGCTGCGTAAACGGTGTATGCACGACCGGGGCGACATTTTCAAACCCCGGCACATCGGCAAGCTTCACCTCCGACAGGCTGCCCTTTTTGTCACGATACAAAAGGTTTTCGATGTCATATGTTCCCTTTTTCGTTCGCTTGTGGATGCAGATGTAAAGGTACGAATCTTTTTTGATGGACTTGTGCGAGCCAAACGCGCACTCGGTGACAATGCCGTTCTCCCACGTAAGAGGAAGGATAAGGTCAGCCGGGACATAGTCGATGCGGATTTCCCCGCCGCTGCCGTTCACCTTGCCGGTCTGCTCGTCAACGGAAGCATTAACAACCGTCGGCACATAAGCAACAGTGCCACGCGCCGCCTTGATCTCCTGCATCTCGTTCGATTTGACGGTGAAGTTGTTCCGCTCAAAAACGGAATCGATGAAATCCTGCTCTGGCTTCCCCTCAAGCGTTATCTTGCATTTTTCGTTCAGCAAAAGGTTCGCCCAGTCCTCGCAGACCTTTTTCGCCATGCCGAGAGAGTACAGGCGGCACGGGACGAACTTCATGCCGTTCCAGATGCTGTACCGGTGGAACAGTTCCACGTAACCGTCGTACCAGCTCTTCCAGTTCTCAATGTAAGTGTAGAACTCTTCCGGCACGGTGGTGTACCCCCGCGCCCGCAAAACCTCGTAAATGTTCATTTATGCTTTTACTCCATACAATCTGAATACCGGCTCCATCCCATACCGGATAGCGTCTATTGCGTGGTTGTTCTTGTCTGGGTATCCACTTATGATCTCGCCGTCTTTGTTCCGTTCGTACTCATAGCCGACGATCTCTTTGTATGCGTTCGGCGTCCTGCGTTTGTCGATAACGATCTTTCGGCGCTGTAGCCACTTCATGCCATACTCGATACGTCCAATGCCTTTTATTGATTTCCTTGCATCTAACCCACATGCCCGCAAGTCTGCGATGCTTTTAGGCTCCGCGCTGTCACATGTTATCGGGAAATCATTATAATGGCGGTCGTTTATCCAGGAGGCATTCTCTTCGTTGCTCGTCTTATTGACGTAATGCTCGTCGATCAGATACAGCGTTTCTCTAGCTGCGTCATAGTAGATGCGGATAAAGCAAAACGGATCAGGATACCAGCCAAAGTCGATGCCTTGATAAATCCTGTCAAAACGCTTTATTTCATCGTCTGTAATTTCCCGCAGCTCCAACCGCTCAAATACGTTGCCGCCCGTTCCTACAGGCAGACCAAGGTATTCGTGTTGGTATGCTCTTTCATCAGTCTGTTTAAGATATTCGGCTTCGTTTATGAACTCTTCGCCGAGCCAACTTTTAGGCGCATCAAGGTAGGTGCTTATGTGGCACAGTCGGTTCGGCTTATCTTCGGCGCTGTCAACATTCGCCCAGTTATCGCGGCTGATAGGCGGGTTGTAGCTCTCGAAATTCCAGAACTTATCCCCACCGCGCATCGTAGACTGCAAAATGGTTCGTATCTCCGCCCTGCCGGAAAACTGATCTTTTTCCTCAAAGTGCGTAACGGCAATATACCCGAACGGGACTTTGATCGACTTGATCTTCATCGGATCGTCTGCGCCACGGAACATGATCTTTTGCCCGGTCGGTCGGTAAATGATTTCCATCGGGCTGACCTTTGCGTACCATAGCCCGGCCATGCCAAGCTCAGCAATCGCCCACATATACTGGTTAAACACACTGTCTCGCAAAGTGTTTGCGACCTTACGAAGCACCAGCGCGTGAGTATTTGGATTGGCAATTAACAACTGCGGCACAAGCAGGGATACGGTTGATGATTTCAGGCTCCCTCGACCGCCGCGAATGTCATAATGCGTATGCCCGTGCCGCATAACATCTTTCGCAAAGTCATAAAATACAGGGGCAAGCATTTCTGACATTTTTATATGTCCCATTCAATGACCGCCCCTCTATCAACCTCCGGATCAGGATAGTCTTTCTGTCCGAGAACTTGTTTGCCAAGCCATATTGCCATTGTCGCATTCGTTTCCGATAGCTTCATCTGATTACGGCGCAAGCTTACTTTGCCTCTGGCCTGTCCTCTTTTTTTGCAGTCTAAAAATGTTTCTCGGTTGTTCTTGTTATGCAGCGTTTCTACCGTTGTGCCAAGCTCCCCGGCCATTTCTTCATCGGTACACATATATTTGGACAGCATCTCGACCAGTTGCTTTCCCTCGACGCTCAAAACAAGGCTCGGTCGGCCTTTCCCGTTGGGCTGCTTATTCAGATATTTGTTAAACGCTCCAAGCTGTTCAGCAGTCTTCGCCATATAAGCACCTCGTAGACAACGCGAGAACGCTCTCTATGGTTTCGGCCATATCATAATATCTAAAATCACCCAAACGGCCACAAACGATTAGGCCGTCCTTTTCCGCTCTCAACCGGTATTTCTGATACAGAGCTTCGCTCTCTGCGTTATTAACAGAATAAAAAGGTTCTTTCCCTCGTTCCCATACGTCAGGATATTCGATTGTCAGTACGGTTTTCGGGCTTTCTGTGTCAAAAACGAAGTGCTTATGCTCTATAACCCTAGTATGGGGGATTCTGCTCTCGGTGTAATTTACTACAGCCACACCTTGATAGTTGTCTATATCAACCGTTATCTGATCAAAGCGCAGACTTCGCCACGGGAGTTCGCCATACTCATATCCGTAAAGCTCATCAAGTGCGCCAGTATAAACGATCTTCTTTGCCTTATACTTTTCCTTTGCTTCTTCAAAGGATGTATTTAGGGCTACGTCTGTACCGTTTAACAGTGATTCAATGATTTTGTTATACCCCTCAATAGGGATGCCCTGATATTTCGCATTGTAATAGTTATTGTCCGCTGTATACCGAACTGGGATCCGCCGCATTATATCAGGTGGAAGTTCGGAACACGGCTTGCCCCATTGCTTTTCGGTATAGCCTCGGATAAACATCTTATAGATGTCTTCTCCAACAAGCGACAGCGCGTGTTCTTCTAGATTCTTCGCTTCCCGGTCAAGTACAAGCCGCTGGCGGTCGATCTCTGCTTTCGCCTGAAAAGGGAAATTCACACCCCACAACTGCCGGAACGTGTTCATGTTAAACGGGAGGTTGTAGCACCGCCCTGCGTAACAGGCAAGGGGGCTGTTAATGAAATTATTGAAATGAACGAACTGGTTGACGAATTTCCATACCTCATCGTTGTTCGTGCGGAAAATGTGCGCTCCGTATTTATGAACTGCGATCCCCTCAACATTTTCTTGGTAGCAGTTTCCGCCGATATGGCCGCGCCGATCCACAGCAATGCAGGACTTCCCAGCCTTTGTCGCCATATACGCAAAAACAGAGCCTGCAAGCCCTGTTCCAACTATTAAGTAGTCATAGTTTTTTTCCATTTTTCGTTCACCAGCTTCGGGCGGCAGTTGTTCCAGCTTATTTTATGATGGATTCGGAAATTGATTCTGCCCTGTTTTGCGATCTTCACGAACGACGGGCAGCACATCACGCTATAAAAGCTCTTCCGGTACGTCCCGTTGTCCTGATATATGTCCGTCATTCCACCACGCATGTGCTGTGTCGGAGGCGTCTGTACCTGTAAGTACATAACAGAATACATCAGCAGCCCCCGGCTTGCTTCGTCTATCGTCGTGGTTATATCGTCATTCATGCGCATACGGAATTTAACCTTTTTATCAGCACGCATCAAGAACGATCCCATAGTTTTCGGGTTAAGCCCCATGAAATACTTTTTTCCACGGATCCCGCCGAGGTATTCACTCGATAACGCAAAGGACAGCCATGCAATGTCCGTCTTATCGATGTAACGCACAAGGTAATAGAAAAGCGTGTCAAGGTCTCGGCAAGCCTTTGTAACAAGCCTGTCGTCATCTACATAGCGGAAATCAATTCTCGTAAAATCATCGTCAAGCTGCAAATGATATTTGTACCCGCGCTCTTCGGCGAGGTCTTGTATCTTGTTTCTTGCGAACACTCCAACTCGGCGGTCGTTGTCAGTGTCGCCGGTATCCGTCTCATCCGCAACAGCCTTTTTATCAAACTGAATGACATGCTCGCCGAACTTAGAGAAGTATTGATCGGCTTGGTCGTCCTCATTGTCGATCACAACGTACCAGTCTCCGGTATATCCGCTGTCTTTCAACATCTTTACTGTCTTTATCTCATCAGCTCTGCCGTGGCTTAGAATAAAGACAGCGAAAGATTCGCGGTATTCACTCCTCGTCAATGCCCTCACCGTCCTTTAAATCTACCAAGCCGTCAAGCAGCTCTGCAAACCCATTGGCAATGGCATTATCGATATCGACGATGACAAGTGCGGAACGCTCAATTAGTTCCTGCATTTCAGGGCTAGCGCAATTCGCATAGTATTCCGCAATGTTCCTGTAGTTAAACACATTGTGCCGGTTTGCCGCCGCAATAAGGAACGCCTTCTGCTCAGGCAGGATGTCTGCGGCCTCAATCTCCATGATGAGGCTGTCCGTCTTATCCGTATTGTACAGGTCGGCGAGGCTCGGCTTTATCCCGTCCGGCTCATACTGCGGAATATTGACTTTCATGCTGTACTGGTTAGGCTCGCTCTCTTTTTCTTCCTCAAAGAATCCGAAGTCAAAGCCCTCGAAATCCAGTTCAGAAAGTTCTTCTGATAGAAGCGCATCGTCCCATTCGGCAAACTCATTCGTTTTGTTGTCCAGCAAACGATACTTCCGTTTCTGTTCCTCTGTAAGGCCCTCTTTAATGAGAACATCAGCTTCTTTATATCCGAGCTTCTTCAATGCCTTATATCTCGTATGCCCGGCAAGGATCACGCCGTCCTCATCCACAATGATAGGCGCAACGTAGGTGCACTGCTTAATGCTCTCCATGACATAAGCCACAGCATCATCATTCTTTCTGGGATTCTTTTCATAAGGGACGATGTCCCTTAACGGCTTTTTGACAAGTTCCATTTCAGTTCCTTCCTTTCCACTTCCAGCAAAAAAGAGCCGGAATCGCTTCCAGCTCTTTCGAGTGTACCCATTATAGCACTTGATTTTGGCTTTTTAGGCTAATCTTTCAACGTCGGCGTGAACCTTTCACTTTTAAGCATCCCCATGATCCTGCCCATTTCAGCAAGTTGTCTCCTTTCAGATCGTTCAGCTTAATGAATGTATCCGTTTTTGAGCAGAAACGCTGTATCTTCGTCCCAACAAACAGGCTCGCCGCTGTCCTCTGCTGCTTTAAACTCGGTATAAGTTCTCTGCTTAAACGACAGATTGTCCCACTGGAACACATTTTCAATAGTGAATCCTTTGGAATACTCGGTGCAAGGAAGAAGCTGATACCGTCCGGCGCGTCCGGTGCAATAGCGCACCTTTGCGCATTTTCTCCCGCTCTTGGAAATGTACAGCTTTTCAATAACACCCACTCGGAAAATCCAGCCGTTCCAACCGGAACGCATCGTGGCAAATTCAAATGCTGGAATCTGCACCAACTGACCGACAAACGGTTTCTTGACTGCTTTCATGTTGCTTCCTTTCTGGGCGGTTTAGCCGCCGCCCTTCGGCTTAATCTGCCCTCGTAACCTCCGGAGCGTGTTATATCATTCATTATGCGTGCATCCGTTCCGCCTCCTCGTCAAAGGCCATTTCGCTAAATTCTTTCCAATACTGCTCTTTTGCGTCGTGCAAGCACTCCGCCTCACAAAGAAACATGAATTCATCGGGGTTTAGATAATTCATTCCTCTTTCTGCCTGATACATAGACTCTTCATCTACGATATGCGGCTCATTCGTGCCATAAGTAGAAACGCGGATGTAATACTCTTCCATTTCAATTTCCTTTCTGCCTGTCGGCTTGTTCTTACAGTTGTAGTTATAAACTATATGGTTTAAAATGTCAACTGTTATTTTGAACTTTTTGGGATATTTTTGAAAAGTTTTATTTGACAAACAAAAGCATATAGTTTACAATCAGATTGAAAGGGGTGATCCAATGACCGCTAAGCAATTAGTTGATATGGCTCTGGCTTACGCCGGGATGAGCAAATCAGAACTTGCCCGCCGCCTAAACTGGTCTCCGCAGCTGTTAAGCAAACGCCTAAATACCGGAAAATTCTCCGTTGAAGAATGGTGCGTTATTGCGAAAGCCATTGGCGCAGAACCACATATCGGCTTTATTTTCCCGGACGGAAAAGAAATATAAAGCAAAGGGGTAGTCATTCGACTGCCCCTTTTTTTGTAAGTCCAATGTTCTCTGCTGTTCTTTCGATGAATTTATTATGCCAGTTCTTAGCAGTCCCGTAGGAAACGAACAGGGCCATAGCTGCCCCGTGCAAAGTATGCGTGCGCTTAAAAAACACCATTTCGATGAGCTTTATGCGATCCGCGCCATTAGGATACCGCATAGTGTCCCGTATGGTCTTTTCAACGGCTAAGTACTCTTTCATATCCTCGAAAGGCAGCTCGCGCAAGGCTACGCTTTCCGCGGCTCGGTTTACGTCCGTCCCTCGTCCTGTTGCGCCGTATGCGGGGACAACAGATTGTTCCCGTATATTCCGTAAATCCTCACAATGCGTCGGATACGCCCGGATGATTGCTTTTACGTAACCCCACCATTTGTATCTTGGTTTGCTCATTTTACCTCCGTTCTCGCAGCGTTAAACGCTCTGTACGGAATTTTTGATTGTCGGGTGCATCTTTTCATGCCTCCCACGAAACGCTCAATTTCGCCATTCTCACGGATCCGAGGACGGAGTAAACGAGGTTCAGCGCTTCTGTGGTCGTGGTGTTCTCGAAGCAGAGGCTTCCGCTCTTGGGAGAGCCCCCACTATTCTGTACCGGCGGAGCGTCAGGAGCTTTAACCTCCTCCGACGGTTCAGTAACTTCCGGCGTGGAATGCGCCGGTTCCGTCGGCGCTTCTGCATGATCGGCTTTCGGCTCCTCGGCGCAAAAGGCACGGAATCCGCCGTTGTTGGCATTCGCCCATCCTCCACGGTGCGGAAACTTGATGCCGAGCCTCTTAGTCTCCAAGCCCACCGTCTGAACGGAAACGCCGAGCATGGCGGCAAGGTCTTTCTGCTGCAAATCAAAACGTTTCTGTAGATTCTCTATGTACTCCCGGCGCACATCGTCCGGGAGCAACTTAAATTCTTTCCACCGCATGGGGCGATTGAGCGCGTATGTTTTTACTTCGCCGTTCATGGCTTCACGTTCCTTGTATTATAGAGTAGTAGTTATTAGAGCCCCTCTCCAAGGG